TCTTTCATTATGAAAGCTGTTGCTAGCGATTTGGCGTTGCAGCTTGGCACTGATAATACGGAACGCTTTAGGATTGCAACAGACGGAGCGTTTGTTTTCAGTAAAAGCGGAGTTGTGAACGAAGACGGAGGGGACTTTGACTTCAGAGTGGAGTCAGACAATAAAACCAGCATGTTTTTTGTTGATGCGGGTAACGATTGCGTTGTGGTAGGCGGTTCAACCGTCGAAACAGCCGATCAATTCGAGGTTTTGGGTAACGACTCTAACACTTTTGTTAGATTCAGAAATACAAACGCTGGGGCTGGTGGGCCTGTTTTAGTTTTTGATAAATCCTCTGCTAGTCCCGCTAATGATGATGTTCTTGGTGAGCTACGTTTTCTAGGCAAAGATTCTGGTGGCAATGTTGACCAGTTTGCTGGATTGAAAGTTGAGTCAGGAAATGTCTCAGCCGGTGGCGAAGACGCTATTACAACTTACGCTCAAATGGTAGATGGTTCCTATCGGAATATTTTTACTATCAACCACGTTGGCATTAGTACTAACGATGGTGCAATCAACTCCCTAGATTTTCGCGTTGAATCTGGTTTAAACACTCACGCTTTATTTGTTGATTCAGAAAGCAACTTTGTAATGATCGGGGCTACATCTTCTACAACAGGCACAGATTTTATACGCTTAGACGCCCGCCCCGGTGCTTCGGGTCATCTTATAGTCACGGGCCGCGATGACACTTCAACGAAAAATCATCATGTTTTTGTGAATCCTAATGGAACAGTGGGAACTATTCAGACAGCAGCATCTTCAACAGCTTATAACACCTCTTCAGACGCTAGACTTAAAGAAAACATTACCGATGCTGATGATGCTGGCGACCTGATTGATGCCATTCAAGTTAGAAAGTTTGATTGGATTGTAGATGGAGAACACCAGCGTTATGGAATGGTGGCACAAGAGCTGCAAACCGTTGCACCAGAAGCGGTATCTGAAGGAGAAACTGAAGAAGATATGATGGGTGTTGACTACAGTAAGCTAGTGCCGATGCTTGTTAAAGAGATACAAACATTACGAAGTAGAATTGCAAAACTAGAAGGAGAATAACATGGCTATAACAACAACATGGTCAGTCAATAACATGACGCACGTTGATGCAGACGGCGGGGTAATAATTGCATATTGGTCACTCGTAGCTGCTAATGATAGTGGAGATGAAACTGCTACTGAAGGTGGTAAGCAGCGTTTTACTTATGATGCGTCAGGCAGTGGGTTCATAGCATACAAAGATCTCAAAGAGAGCGATGTTTTGGGTTGGATCTACGATGCTAATAAAGGGCCAACTTCTGGTGGTCCAGCAGACGAGACAGCAGACGAGTATAAAGCTAGAATTGAGGCTGAACGTACAGCCAAGGTTCAAGCACAAATTGACCGCAAGGCTGCACAATCAGATGGACTACCTTGGAGCGCATAAATGAGCGAAGAACAAAAAGAAGCCACTGTCGTATTTAACGACAAGAAGATCCCGATGTCACAGTTGAGTTTTCAGACTCAGCGGAATATGCAAAGGCTAAGTCAGTTGCAGAACCTCATTCCTAATCTGCAAGAGCAGTTATCAGAGGCTCAAGTTTTGTTGAAAGACTACAGCTCCAAAGTAAACGCTGCATTAGAAGAAGCAGCATCAAGACAAGATGAAGTGGTTGAAACTTCCGAGGGTAAGCCTTGGGAAGAAGAGGCAACTCACTGATCGTCGGAACAGTATTAACTGTTCTGGTGGCGATGCCTTACATGGTTCTCACTTGGATGTGGTAGGAGGAGAGCAAAATGGATCTTATGGAAATTTGGACGCTTGTTACTACGATTGTTACTATCGCAAGTGCAGTCACCGCTGCTACGCCAACACCTAAAGACGATGCCTTCATGGGTAAATACATATACCCGATTATTGAATATATGTCTTTGACGATAGGTAAGGCTAAACAGCAAGCAGGGGATAGCAAAGATGGCTGATCTTACAGACGCACAAAAGCGCAAACTGATTAAAGAGTTGCGTGGAGCCAGTAAACTCCATGCGTCCCAAGCCAACAAAATAGAAAAAACACTCCAGAAGAAAGCGCCTAAGAAAAAGAAGTAATGGATGATGGTCTTGCGAAAGCAATGGGCATGGACGTAGATCAAGGCCAAAAAGCTTTGCACGAGATTCATACTCATGAGAGAGAATGTGCGCTTCGGTATAAGCGCATCGAGGAAAGGCTAGAGCAAGGATCTAAACGATTTGACCGTCTTGAACGATTGAGTTGGAGTGTTATCATCCTCCTCATCGGAAGTTTATTGATACCTATTTATCTGGGGGTCTAATATGAGTGAAGCGAATACAATTAAGGTTCCCACTTGGGCGTTGCCAATCGCAGCGGCAGCATTGTCCGGCGCGATTGCTTGGGGTTCTATGCAAGCCAGAGCAGAAGCGACTGACGCAGAAGTTCAAAGGATTGAGCAAGCTGTAAAAAAGACAGCGGAACAGGCAGTAGCCAACGGCCAACTGTCGGCGGTCAATCAGACGCAGATCAAAGCGGTGGTGGACAGTCTGAGCCAACAGCAGGAGACTCTGAAAGCGACGGACGAAAAACTGGCGCAACTGATTCAGATAATGCTTCAGAAACAGTAAGATTAGACTACGACCCAGAAAACCCTAATCTGTTCTGCGATCTCAGAGAATGGAACAAGCTCCAACTCATAAACCCACCGGCTAAACGACATCGCGTCGCAAAGGATTGGTTGAGGTTTAACTACCAACAGTGTGGTTACGGAGCAATGATTTATGTTAGAAACTCCATGCCTAGAGTATTGGGTACAGCACATCAGGTAGATGTAGATGTTCTGACATGGGCACTGGTTGCCCCACAAGCTGAAAGAACGCAAGCGATGACCAAAAAGAGAAGATTATGACTCTTATGATCTTTGTTCTGGTTCTCCTCACTCCCGGTGGTGTTCCAACCGGTGTAGAGCTTTATTTCCAAGAACTCACTTCATGTTTAGAATACCGAGATGCGTTAGTACATCAAAGTGTTCATCAGCATAATTGGATGCGTAAAAAAACAAATAAGTTTGATGGTTTTTGTGAGGTAAGGCTCATACCACAAGCAGAGGCGGGTAAAGGCAAATATATATTCAGAGACCCTAAGAGAACAAAGAAAGACGATGACTGACATACCTCCATTCCCAAACAGCGTAAACGCACAACCTCCCAATCAAAAGCACCAGATTCAAAAGATAGAAGTGGATCGGATGCAAGCACGAGAAACCAATCGGAAAAGTGAAGTCGTCACAACATTCTATGATGCCAAAACCTATGTCTTTAAAAACGGTCAAGTCAGTGAGGCCACACCGAAAGTCAGTGGTCAAAGAATATTGGTAACTGTATAGATGGCAAAAAACCAATCTCTTGATTTAAACGAAGGCACTGCAATACGCATACCCTTAGCTAATTTAATATCCTTACTGGCGGCAACAGCAGTAGCGTCTTTCGCGTATTTTGGTTTGACTGAGAGAGTCACTTTTTTAGAACACGATATGGATTTACAACAGGTCGATGTGGAAGCCAACAGTGAGTTCAGAATCAAGTGGCCAAGAGGAGAGCTTGGTTCATTACCGGCTGACAGTCGGCAAGATCTCAAGATAGAATTACTGGAGGAAACTGTCTCTAAGCTACAGCAACAGGTGGAGGAGTTGAAAGAAGAACGCTATGAACGCAAAAAAATTGGAACCTAAATCTCGTTATGCGGAGTATGATGCAGACGGTGATGGAGTCGTAACCGACGAAGAATTAACAAAACATCAGGAGATGTTACAGCTTGAGCTCCAAGAAGAAAAAGCAGACTCGCAAAGAAGAATGGCCTGGGTTGCTATTGGGAGTATGTGCGTTTTCGCTATTCTGCCTGTTATTCCTTTTATCCCACCTGATCGACTTAGTACTCTAGCTAGTCTTAGTGATATGTTGTTTCTAAGCCAAGCATCCATAGTTGGTTTGTACTTTGGCGCTACCGCTTACATGGCGAAACGATGAGCATCCTTGGATCGCTTTTAGAGCCAGCTACGAAGCTGCTTGATAAAGTCATTGAGGATAAAGATCAAAAGAACGCCCTCGCGCATGAGATTGCAACCATGGCAGAACGCCATGCTCAAGAACTTGCAAAGGGTCAGTTGGAAGTCAACAAAACCGAAGCCGCACACAAGTCTTTATTCGTGGCCGGGTGGAGGCCCTTCATAGGTTGGATATGTGGCGTGGCTATGCTGGCAAACTTCCTGCTCATCCCCATGGCAAACTTTGTTTTAGATTTAAGCGGATCAACAAATACGATCCCCCTCATAGAATTAGAAACCATGATGCCGGTCTTGATGGGAATGTTAGGATTGGGTGCGATGCGATCTTTTGAAAAGGTAAAGAAGGTAAGTAGAGAAAATTGATGGAAAGATTAGTAAAAATGCTCAAGCTTCATGAGGGTGTTCGTAATCACGTTTATGTGTGTACTGCCGGATACGAAACCATAGGCGTGGGCAGGAACATATCAGAGTCAGGACTAGGATTGACTGACGAAGAAATAAACATTCTTCTTATGAATGATATTGAAAGAGTGAAGCAAGAATTAGCTGCCTCCTATTTTTGGTTTGCAGATCTGGACGATGTAAGACAAGCAGCCATGATTGATATCTGTTTCAATCTCGGTTTGAGTCGTTTGCGCGGTTTTGTAAAAGCAATCACCGCTATGTCCAGACAGCAATGGGACGTTGCCGCCGATGAGTTTATGGACAGTCGATGGAGCGAACAGGTCGGTCAAAGAGCGATCACTGTGACTAACATGATAAGGACGGGCGACTACCCAGAATAAAATGGTTGAACCAGCCTTAAAAGACTTCGATCTTTTGTCTGATCAAGACAAAAACGAAGCGATAGCCTTACTTAATAAATACAACCAGCTAGAGAAACAGGAGTCGTGTCAGTCTGACTTCATTACTTTCGTAAAAAGTCAGTGGCCAGATTTTATCGAAGGGCGACATCACAAAATCATTGGTGAAAAGTTCAATAAAATAGCCCAAGGCAAACTCAAACGGTTAATTGTGTGTCTTCCTCCCAGGCATACTAAGTCTGAGTTTGCCTCAACTTATTTCCCTGCGTGGATGATGGGGTTGCGTGGCAATCTCAAAATCATTCAATCAACGCACACGGCAGAACTCGCAGTCCGGTTTGGTAGGCGGGTTAGAAATATCATTGACTCAGAAGAGTATCAGTCTGTGTTCCCCAAACTCAAACTAGAGGCAGATAACAAATCAGCAGGACGATGGACCACCAATGAGGGCGGTGAATCATTTTATGCTGGTGTAGGTGGTGCGATCACTGGTCGTGGCGCTGACCTGTTGATCATAGATGATCCTGTTTCAGAGCAAGATGCTTTGAGCCCGACCGCCATGGATTCGATTTACGATTGGTATACATCAGGCCCAAGACAGCGACTTCAGCCTGGAGGAATTATTGTAATAGTAATGACTCGCTGGAGTACGAAAGATCTGGTTGGGCGATTACTTAAAAAACAAGACGGAGACTTCTCTGATCGCTGGGATCTGGTTGAGTTCCCTGCAATCATGCCAGAGAGCGATGAGCCACTCTGGCCAGAGTTCTGGAACAAAGATGAATTATTAGGCGTGAAAGATGCGCTGCCGATAAGTAAATGGAACTCTCAATGGATGCAAGATCCGACCGCTGAGGAGGGATCGATTGTAAAACGAGAATGGTGGGGGAAGTGGGAAGGTGACGTTCCCCCGTATTCGTATGTGATACAGAGTTACGATACTGCATTTAGTAAAAAAGAAACAGCAGACTATTCGGCGATAACCACTTGGGCGGTTTTCACAAACGAAGCAGATGGCGTGGAAAATATCATACTGCTTGATGCCAAAAGAGTTCGGTTAGATTTCCCAGAGCTAAAAAAACTAGCTTGGGAAGAGTACAAATATTGGGAACCAGATTGCGTTTTGATAGAAGCGAAAGCCTCCGGTACACCTCTTACGCAAGAACTACGCCGGATGGGTATACCCGTAACAGCCTATACACCGTCGCGAGGTCAAGATAAGATTGCGAGAATGAACAGCGTGGCTCCGATTTTTGAATCGGGTATGGTCTGGGCTCCTGACACTGATTTCAGTGAGGATGTCGTGGAAGAGATGGCTTCTTTTCCTTATGGTGACTTTGATGACTATTGCGATAGCTCTACCATGGCCTTAATGCGGTTCCGACAAGGAGGGTTCTTGGCTCTGAAAGATGATTACGACGATACGATGGAGCCACTGAGAAAAGATAGACAGGTGTACTACTAATGGCGATTGAGAAAAAACCACTGGGAACAGAAGATGATCCGAATGTTGTAGACACTGGCAACATCATAGAAATCATTCCAGATCCCACCAGAGAAGATCAAATCAGAAACGCTGCTGAGATCTTAGTCACCGAAGAGGCCCTCTTAGTAGATGCAGAGATTGACGCTCAACCAGAGGGATCTCAACTAGGTTTCGATGACAACTTAGTTGAAGAGCTTGATATGTCAGAGCTAGGCCAGCTATCTAGCGGAATATTAAGCTCAATCAAGGCTGATAGAGAGTCGCGATCTGAGTGGGAAAAAACCTACGTTGATGGACTGAAGTATCTGGGCATGAGGTTTGAGGAAACCAGATCTCAGCCTTTCGATGGTTCAACTGGCGTGATGCACCCGTTGTTGGCTGAGGCGACCACTCAGTTTCAAGCGCAAGCCTACAAAGAATTGTTACCACCTAAAGGTCCTGTTAAAACAGAAATAATCGGCACACGCACACCTGATGTAGAAGCTCAAGCTGACCGGGTGCAAGAGTTCATGAACTATTACATCATGAACGAGATACCCGGTTATGACGGTGAGCTGGATATGCTGTTGTTTTATCTGCCTCTTGCTGGCTCAGCTTTCAAAAAGGTTTATTTTGATACCGTGACCAGAGCGGCAGTATCCTCTTTTGTAGAACCACAAGACCTGATTGTTCCTTACGAAGCAAGCGATCTCAATACAGCAGAGCGAGTCACACAAGTTATAGCGATGTCTCGTAACGAGATCCGCAAACAGCAACTAGCTGGTTTTTATGCAGATGTAGAGATAAAGGAAGGTGGGGCTTATCTGCGACGGGATGAAATTGATGAGGAGATAGATGATATTCAAGGAGTATCTCCGAGCTATAACAGTGATCGAGATCATCTGATATACGAAGTACACACGGTTTTAGATTTACCAGGGTTTGAAGACATTGGCGAAGATGGAGAACCAACGGGTCTGAAGCTGCCTTATATCGTCACGATTGACGACTCATCAAGACAGGTTCTTGCCATCCGACGCAACTACCGACAAAACGACCCATTCAAGCGCAAGATAAACTACTTCGTCCAATACAAGTTTTTGCCCGGTCTAGGATTCTACGGCTTAGGTTTATCTCACATGATCGGAGGCTTGGCGAAAGCAAGCACCAGTTTGTTAAGACAGCTCATTGACGCTGGAACGTTAGCAAACCTCCCTGCTGGTTTCAAAGCCAGAGGTATGCGGATCAGAGATGAAGACGAACCATTACAGCCTGGTGAGTTCAGAGACATAGATACAACCGGCGCATCTCTGAAAGAAAACCTGATTCCTTTACCAATCAAGGAGCCATCTACAGTTCTACAGAGCTTGCTTGGTACTTTGGTAGAAAGCGGTAAACGATTCGCTGCGATAGCAGATACTAATATTGGTGATATGAACCAAGCGATGCCGGTCGGCACTACTGTTGCTTTGTTGGAGCGTGGCACGAAAGTTATGAGTGCTATCCACAAAAGGTTGCACCACTCACAAAAGTTAGAGTTCAAGCTTTTAGCACAGATCTTTGCAGAGTACTTACCGCCGGTTTATCCATATCGAACCGGATCGGGTGCAGAGGATTTCAAGGTTGCCGACTTCGATGAGCGAATAGACGTAGTACCAGTATCGGATCCTAACATATTCAGTCAGAGTCAGCGGATCACGATGGCGCAAGAGCTTTTGACTATGGTTCAAAGCAATCCTGACATTCATGGCCCTCAGGGAATATATGAGGCATATCGTCGTATGTATGCAGCTCTTGGGGTTGACGATGTTGAGAGTCTTATACAAGCTCCTCAAGACCCGCCACCACCAGCTCCGATTGACGCAGGGATTGAGAACAGTGGTTTGCTAATCGGTCAACCGCAAGTCGCTTTTGCTCCACAAAACCATAGATCTCATATCGAGGCTCATCGTGCTTTGTTTATGACAGAAGTGGTGAAAACCAATCCCGCTTTGCAAGGAAACATACTTGCCCACATCATGCAGCATTTACAGTTCCTTGCGGCAGAGCTGGCTCAAGAGCAAATACCGCCAGAGCTTACTCAGCAAATGGAGCAAATAAATATCGCAGCGGAGCAAGGTCAGATAGACCCAGAGCAAGCGCAGATGATGAACCAAGATATGCAGATGACGCTAGAACAGTTTTCAGCACCCATACTTGCTCAACTGACTTCAGAGTTATTGCAAAGCATAGGTCAGGGCGACGAAGAAGATCCGTTAGTACAGATTCGCCAGAAAGAGCTAGAATTGCGTGATAAAGAGATTGACCTGGATCAAGCAAACTTTGAAAGCAAGCAACAAGCCAGGTCAAGAGAGAAACTGCTGGAAGCAGAATTATCGAAACAGCGGATCGACAACTCAAAAGCAATAGCGGATGACAAGCTCGATCTGGCTTTACAGAGACTACAACAAAATGCTGATCTCAAACTTATGGAGATTCAGCAACGATCTGGAGGTAGATGATGGGTGTGAGTTTCAAAGATGCAGCTATAGAAGCGCTGAGGCGTTTCAAACGGTCAGAACGAGAGAAAGAAAGACAGCAGACCGAGGCAGCAGAACAAGCAGAGAAAGAAAGAAAAGCAGCGAGTGACGCGAGGATCGCTGCAAAACAAGCAAGGATAGCTGGTGAAGAACCCCCAGTGGTTTCGGAGCCAGAGCCAGAGCCAGAGCCAGAGCCAGAGCCAGAGCCAGAGCCGGAACCAGAGCCAGAGGTTGAAGAGAAACCAAAAGCAGCGAAAAAAGCAGCGCCTAAAAAGCGAGGCCGACCGAAGAAGAGTTCATAACTTAGAGGTAAAAAATGCCGTTAAAAAAAGGTAAAAGTCAGAAAGCCGTCAGCGATAATATCAAGATGCTCAAGAAAGAAGGGCGACCACAAAAGCAAGCCGTCGCAATAGCTATCAAGACTGCTAAGGGCATGAAAGATGGTGGTATCGTTAAGCGAGTCAAGAAAACGGTTCGTGGCGGTGGTGCAGCTACAAAAGGATTAGATTGGTACGACGTTGAGTAATGGATGATATTGATCTAGCCGACCGCATAAAAAGGTTGGTCGCTACTGAGAAAAAGAACATCTCTGACACCATGATGGATGGTTTGCTCAAAGATGTAGAACATTATAGAAAC